GGATGGACAATATAGAGAGAACTTGCAACCTGAAGGAGTGTTCAACTATATAGAAAAATATATTCGCACTGCAGGAAATGCCCCTGATGGACTTTACTGTTATAATTTTTGCATGAATACAAATCCATACGACATGCAACCGAGTGGAGCTATAAACATGAATCGTTTTACAAATATAGAACTTGAATTTACTACAGTTACTCCCTCACTGGATCCTTATGCGCAGGTATTGACAATTTGCGACCCAGAAACTGGAACTGTTATTGGAATAAATAAACCGACGTGGCGTATCTATGATTACAATTTCAATATGGTTTTGTTTGAAGAGAGAATAAACATGATTACGTTTGTCGGTGGAAACGCTGGATTAATGTATGCGACATAAAAACAAACAAAAACAAAAAAAAACAAAACAAAAAAACTTTTACCAACGTTATATATATGAAGGATATCATTTTAGGAAATCGCGTTCCCTATGAGTATTTTATTACAAGCGGTGCCGGGGAGTCTGACGCAGGATCAGTCGGTTTACCATACGAAACTGGATCGTATGACGAAGCGCTTACAAAGGCGGGGATTGAAAACGCAAATGTAATTGAATACACAAGTGTAATACCAACACATGCGTGTGAAATAACAAAAGAAGCAGGATTAAAACGCCTTCAATGGGGTGAAGTGTTAGAATGTATTAAAGCCCAGGCAAACGGCCCTAAGGGGTCATTTATTAGCTCTGCTGTAATGACAACAACTGTAAAAGATCCATCTGGTAAATATTTAGGTGGATTTGCATGCGAATATTCTGGAAAAGGTACAAGACCTCAAGCGGAAAAGAGTTTAGAAGACTCTATCACCGGTATCATTGAACGACGCAATTATGGAACAATAAAAGGAGGCGCAAAATTATACCAAGAAAATGTAACGGATAAAGGATACACTATATACCCTGGAAAGATATTTGTGTACGAAGGATTAAAAGTAAAGAAACACCACGGAACAGTTTTAACCTCTATATGCTTTGTTTCTTATAAATTTCCAGTGTTGAAGACCGCTACAAAGTGCAAACCTCATACAAAAGCTACAAGCAAAAAAAATATGAGAACGCGAAAGATTAGACGTTAGAAGCTTTGAGCATAAGGTACACTTTGTAGAAATTCTCCTGATAAAGTATATTGTTTGGGGTAATTCAATTCAAGAGGTAACTCTTTTGGCTCGTAGCGTTTTTTATACAAATTCATACCCATGTCAAAAATGCTTCTCCAAGTATTTACTCCTTTGTTATACTCTGGGGCTGCAGGCGAAAACCCTTCTATGTGATGTCTTTTATTGTCTGGATAAAAAATATTGGTTCCTCCTAAAATCCATGTATACCCATTTTTTTCATCGGAAGAAGGATGAATGACACCATTTTTATAGAATTTTTTTGGTTGACAACCAAAACAATCCACATCAGAAGTACATTGCTCTCCAGTAATACGACATCTATTTTGTGTTCCACAAATATTACTGCAACTATAATTTGTATTTATAGGCATATTTACATTTTGATTTGGGGTAAAATATTCTTTTGTTACACTTGATCTTAAAAAATAAAAGTTTATTGGTGAATATTCCATCATTTTTGAATCAAATGATCTAAACGTAAGTAGTCCAAATGTATGTAAAAGAAATACAATCTCCTTTATAAAATAAATACAAATAACTAACATGAAAAAAGATACTAAATAAATAATAGATGAATTTTTCATTAGTTACATTATATGTATATTATTTTGTTGTTTAGAGAATATTTTTTTATAACATAATAATAGGTATAATGGAAAACGAAAAAGAAAATGAAAAAGATAAATCTACAAATAAATACATTTCATTTGCACAAATGTTAGTTAAGGTAATATTATTTTTGTTAATAATATTTATATTTGGTTCATGGTCTTATTATTTCTGTAAATTGTCTCAATTAAATATATTACCAAATGATCCTGATTTTTATCCATATACAGAAAATAAACCAAATATAGAATTAAAATATGTAAATATAAATGTACATGAAGAACAATCTCAAAAAATAAAAGCATCGCCGGATCAACATAATACAATTCTTGATTTATTAAAAAAAATTTTTAATTCTGAGAGAACTCAATCAGGTATTGCAATGTTTTTTATAAATATTTTAAAAGAGTTCTTCATATTTAACATTCAGATGACTCAGAATATTTTTAGTACAATGAATTCTACCCTTTCAGAATCGCTTATATTGTTTTTTTCTCCAATTCTTATGGCATCTGCATCAGGAATTATTTTATTTATAGACTGTGCATACTTTGTTTATTTATGGTTTGCAAATTTATATTGGATATTTAAAAAAAATTCAAATAAAGATAAAGAGAAAGCTTCAGATTGGTCAGATATAACTATTGGAGAACCGGTAAATTTTGGTCTATCGGTTTTTGTAGCAGTTGTATTAATAATTGTAATGACTGTGTTACTGTTTATTCCAATACCTATTATAAGTAGTTTAGTCTTATTTACTCTTTTTGGAGTTTTATTAACAGGTTTATTTGATGTTTGTGAAAAAGAAGGTGAAAAATACACGTATTTGAATTCATTATCAGACAATTTTAAATATCACATGCGTACAATGATGATAATAATAACAATATTTTTAATTTTATCTGTATCTTCAAGTTTTGGAGCTATATATGGAGGAGTCGTTTTCTTGACATCTCTCTTATTGTATTTTAAAGTTATACCTATTCCTATTTATTCTGTAACTGTTCCAGATAATTTAACTGATATTTCAGATTATGATGTTGCAAACAAAAGTGGTTCTAACAAACCCAAACCCATCACAATGGAAGGAGGATCACACTTGAAAGATAATTTCAATACATCCATAAGACATATAAAAAAATTAGTTAAAAATCATAATAAATGATTAATATCTATATATATAAATGCTTCAACAGCCGTTTGTTAGTATATGCACACCAACATTTAACCGCAGACCATTTATTCCAATGATGTTGAAATGTTTTGAACATCAAGATTATCCAAAAGATAAAATGGAGTGGATTATTATTGACGATGGAACGGATAAAATAGAAGACTTGGTTTTACATATTCCGCAAGTAAAATATTACAAATACGATGAGAAAATGACATTGGGAAAAAAGAGGAACTTGATGCATGAAAAAACAAGCGGCAATATTATTGTTTACATGGACGACGATGATTATTATCCTCCAGAACGAGTTTCTCATGCAGTTACTAAATTATTAGAGAATCCACATATTTTGGTCGCTGGATCAAGCAAAATGTATATATATTTCAAGCATATAAATAAAATGTACTCATTTGGTCCTTATGGTCCAAATCATGCGACAGCTGCCACATTTGCATTTCGGAGAGAATTATTAACTAACACTAAATATGAAGAAGTATCACTGTCCGAAGAGAAAAAGTTTTTAAAAGATTATACAATTCCTATGGTGCAATTAGATTCTGAGAAAACTATTTTGGTTTTCTCTCACATTCATAATTCAGCAGATAAAAAACAATTATTAGACCAAGGTCCAAATCAATTTGTAAAAGAAACCACGTATAAGGTAAAAGATATGGTGAAAGATGAATCAACATATACATTTTTTATGCATGATATTGATGATTTATTAGCTGATTATAGTTTTGGCCATCCAAAAAATAAACCAGATGTAGAAGAACAAATAAAAAAAATGGAAAAAGAAAATAATACGAGAGTTATTGAAAATATGAAAACTCAATTAGAAAAATACTACTTTGACGCATTAATTCAAAAAAATAAAATTTTAGAACTTACAAATGAAAATAGTGCTTTAAAAGAAAAGGTGAAATATTTGGAAGAAAAGATAAAAGAAGTAATCAATAAAAAAATTTCACAAGTTAAAAATAATATAAAGACATCAATATGTGATATATAATGTATTATGAAAATGATCATTTTAGCCCTACTGCAATGAATGATTGGAATGTAGATTCCACTCAACCCGCGTCAAGAAATATTCCTGCAAATATGTACAAAAAAGTAAACAATTACCAATATTCAAAATATACTTTTTCTGCAAGCAAAAGGGCTAAGTCAAAAACTGATTTTTATGCAAGTCCTTACTACAACGGCCCCATTTACGATGCGGTTACAGGTACAACCATTAAAGGCCATTTTGTTGGTTCAAAATACGAGGATCTTTATTTTAAGGTCCGTTGTTCTGATCTTGGAATTGGGCAAGAAGGAGCAACATTTTTTTATCATAGTCCAGCAGAATATGAGAGACATAATTCGTCTATATTAAACGCGGAACTAAAAGAAAAATGGGAGAAGAAATATTATAATTCTAAACGCGAGTTAAAGATTGATTCTGAAGAGGAATAAAGAATGTAAAGAATATAAACAATGTAAAGAAATGAAATGATATAGTATATGATTTCATTAACAAATATATGTTTAATACTGTTGGCATTTTATCGGTTACAAATGTCTGTTGATACAGATAAACCCGAAAACCCTCTCCTAAAAATGTATCCTGGAAATGATATGAGACATCCAATAAATTGTAGTGAACCCGACATGACCTATTATAAAAATATTTTCTTGAAAGCATCCATATTAGCTTTGTTGAAAAATCCAAATATATCTATCCATTCAAAAATAGATACCATAAAAGACTATGAAACAAAGTACGATAATCATTCTAAAATAACTTATAATTTGCGCGCAGGGGGGTTATTTGATGATTGGGCTGGGTTTTAGTAGCGGGGAACCCAGGTCTTCAGAAATCCTTCGGATTTCCAGCCCCGCTCTTCAGAATCCCGCGTTGCGGGATTCCTTGGCCCTCCTGCCCTTCGGGAAAGATAAATCCTTACCATATTTCATAACAGTTTATCTTTATGAAAAATCCGTAAATTTATCCTGGGTTCCCGGTGGATAATGCTGGGTTTTAGTCCATGTCTTCATCTTCAAGACCCTCCTGAAAACTATCAACAATTACATCATCAATAGTTTCTGCATCTTCTTTTATGTATTTGTCTAAATATCGGTACATGCGGTTAATATCTAATTTAGATATATCATAATTTTCAAATAAAATGATAAGATCTGCATCAGAATATTTTTCTCTCAAATCTAAAAATAATGAATAGGTGTCCTTTTTATCCATCCCAAGTTTTTGACATAAATTCTGGATAAAGGTAGAGTTATTATATTCCGTTGAATATTTAGTCAATACTTTTGTAAATCTTATATCTAATGGTTGTGCCTTGGAAGATTTTTTTTTTGTATTCTTAGAACAAAAATCATTGTATAGTTTATTATTATTGAAAGTTTTAATAAGAGATGTCATTTCATTAAATTGCCATATCTGTTTTTGGAATGTTATACGGTCAATATAATCAGAAAAACACATGTTATTCAATAATTTATAGTAAAATGGTATTGCTATACTATTATCATATTTTTCTAATTGGTCAATTATATTTTCATGCCACAATAGACCAACTATAGTGCGATCAGTTTCATTCATGATAGTTAAATGGTCATTTATGTTATAATTATTTTCAAATAATTTCCCTGTTATATTTTTTGTGTCGTCACTGTGAGATTTTTTTTCAAATATGTCTTCAAATATATCCTTGCTTAATAAGTCTTTTTTATATGTAAAAAAATTATATATACTGTTTAATCGTTTAAGATCTCCTTGGCAATAGCTAATAATGTTAGCGTGTACCCTCTCATTTATATTAGGAAATATTTGATTAGAAATTGATCTTATTTGATCATTTGTTGGAGTTTTTATCTCAATCACATTGCACACTTTCATCAACTCTTTTATTTTTTTATCAA